GATCAGCTCTGCGGTTACCGTAAACACGACCGGCGGCGGTTTGGTCGGCGTGCAAGACATCCCCCTCGGCGGTAACGGTGCCGCTGGCGCGGCTCTTGTCGCTAACGTCGGAACGACCGATGCGCTGATTGCCTTCACCCATGCAAACGGCGGCGGCACTACGGGAGCGGGTACGCTGGTACTGGAATACGTCGTCCGTAACTCTAACGGAAGCGCTGGCGACAACCCGTAATCCGGCTTTAGGAGCCAACTATGTCTATGCAAACGGACATTCTGGCTAGTACAACGCTCACCGCTAGTGGCGAGATGAAGGCTGCTAGCGGGACTAATCTGGGACGGACTCGTGTCCGTGCTATTTATGTCATCCCAGCTGGAACGGCGGGCAGTATTGCCCTCCGGGACGGCGGATCAGGCGGCGTTGTTAAACTAACCGTTAATACCGTGGCGTCTGCTACTACTCCGCTTTACATGCTGCTCCCCGGTGAGGGGATGCTGTTTGGCGATGCGGTTTATGCAGATTTGACCAGTGTCACTTCGATGATGGTGTTCTATGCCTAAGAGTCCGGCGTGGCAGCGTAGCGAAGGAAAAAACCCAAAGGGCGGCCTTAATGCAAAGGGCCGTGCTTCCTACAACAAGGCTAATCCCGGGAAACCGGGGTTGAAGGCCCCCGCGCCGAACCCTAAAACAGAAAAAGATGCCAAGCGCCGAAAGTCCTTCTGCTCCCGTATGGAGGGTATGAAGAGTAAACTGACCTCAGCTAAGACCGCGAAAGACCCTAACAGCCGGATTAACAAGTCCCTGCGGGCGTGGAACTGCTGATATGCGATCAGAATATGTAGACGGCGTGAAATACACTGTTGACGCGCTCTCGGTCGCCACAGTAGTTGGAGCGCTAACAGACATGCTACCTGAGATCGCAGCATTGTTTACTATAATCTGGACGGGGATTCGTATTTACGAGACTCATACTATCCAGAAGATCTTCGGCAAAAAGGGTAAGAAGTCCGATGCCGAGTAGTAGCGCTAAACAGCACCGTTTTATGGCGGCTGTAGCGAATAACCCGAAGTTCGCTAAACGCGTAGGTGTTCCTACGTCAGTAGGCGAGGACTTCATGAAGGCCGATAAGGGCAAAAAATTTCGTGAGGGCGGTAACGTGAAAATGAGCAAGGCTGACCTGATGAAGTTAGGTCGGCAGGAAATGAAAGAGCACAAAGAAGAACTGAAAGAACACGCGGAAGAGCATAAAGCTATGAAAAAGATGGGATATGCCAAGGGCGGCGGTGTTGAGTCCAAGGGCAAGACCAAGGGCAAGATGGTCCGAATGGCCATGGGCGGTGCGGTTCGTGGTAGTGGCTGCGAATCCAAGGGCAAGACTCGCGGCAAGTTCGTCTGACTTAGGCCACTGCCATGATGCCATCTCGCGGCATGGGCGCTATCCGCCCTCAGAAGATTCCTCGCGCGGTACGTCGCGGGGACGACGAGCCAGTGAAAAAGATGGCCAAGGGCGGCACCGCTAAGTCCAAGGTCAACGCTGCTGGCAACTACACCAAGCCCGGTATGAGAAAGAAGCTGTTCGAGCAGATAAAGAACAGCGCGGTTCAGGGTACTGGGGCGGGGCAGTGGAGCGCTCGAAAGGCGCAGTTGCTTGCTAAGCGTTACAAGGAAAAGGGTGGAGGGTACCGAGATTGAAGGCCCCACAAAAATCCTTGAAGGCGTGGACAGCGCAGAAGTGGCGTACCAAGTCTGGTAAACCTTCTAGCAAAACGGGTGAGCGGTATCTGCCTGAAGCGGCGATTGAAGCGCTTACTCCCGCTGAATACGCCCGTACGACCGCTGCGAAAAGGAAGGGAAAAGCCGCTGGCAAGCAGTTCGTCAAGCAGCCGAAGGCCGTAGCGCAGAAGACGCGGGCCTATAGAAACCAAGGTAGATAATGCCCACCTACAAGACATCCGCTACTAACGAGTTCAACCTTGACCTGAATAGCGTCATTGAGGAAGCGTTTGAGCGTTGTGGGTCTGAGCTGCATTCCGGCTACGATTTCCGTACCGCTCGGCGCAGTCTCAATCTATTGCTGATGGACTGGGCTAACCGAGGCATCAACCTCTGGACCGTAGAAGAAGGTCAGCAGGTACTCACGTATAACCAATCTACGTATGATCTGCCCGTTGATACGGTTGATCTTCTGGACCACGTAATCCGCACTGGGACGGGTCAGAATCAGGTTGATATCAACATCACTCGGATTTCCGGTAGCGTTTACTCGACCATCCCGAACAAGAATGCGACGGGCCGCCCGATCCAAGTGTGGGTGAACCGTCAGGGCGGTACGACCAACTCCGCTAACGTGATTCAGTACCCCCAGTACGTTATCTGGCCTACCCCGGATAACAGCACGACCTACACCTTTGTGTACTGGCGCTTGCGGCGTATGCAAGATGCCGGGGACGGCGTGAACGGGCAGGATGTACCGTTCCGTATGCTGCCCGCACTTGTGTCGGGGCTTTCTTACTATCTGGCGATGAAGCTACCGGGCGCAGACGTCCGGCTCCCCATGCTCAAAGCCGTTTACGACGAGCAGTGGCAGATTGCATCAGAGGAAGACAGGGACAAGTCTTCGCTTAGACTCGTCCCACGGATGTCTTTTTCGAGGTAACGGCTTATGGCTGGCAGTCGTTATGCTTCCGGTAAAAACTCGATTGCGGAGTGTGACCGCTGCGGGTTCCGGTATAAGCTCGGCCAGCTCAAGACGTTGGTTATCAAGACCAAGAATGTTAACATCAAAGTATGTCCGGAATGCTGGGAAGAAGATCATCCCCAGTTGCAGTTAGGCATGTATCCCGTTGATGACCCGCAGGCCGTAGAAGGGCCACGACCAGACACTAGCTATTATGCGCCGGGAAATGATGGAGCAGGTGGAAGCAGACAGATCTACTGGGGATGGAACCCGGTGGGATATGATCCGCCAGCAAATGTCAGTAATACGCTTTATGGCGTTGCTCGCGTTGGTAGTGTTACTGTCACTATTTCGTAGAGGTAGACATGAAGATCAAAAACGTACCGGTTGAGAGTGCTCGTGGTTCGGGCTATCCACAGACGGATATCAACAAGGCGGGCGTGCTTATTAAAGGGCGTTGGATTGCTGGTACTGGCATGAAGCAGCATGCAGATATGCGTGGTTACGGTGCAGCGACTAAAGGCCGCAAGTTCCTCACTAACCCGGGCGACTCTAACCGCTGATGGCTATTACATACGCAGTCGGAGTAAATTCTCCGACAAATCTTTGGCAGATGGTGCAGGACTACGCGGAGAACACCGAGTCTTCGTTCGTCTCCTACATCCCCACGTTTATACAAACAGCCGAAGAGCGTATCTACAATACCGTCCAGATCCCCGCGCTTAGGAAGACCACGACCGGTACTCTTACGCTCAACAATCAGTACTACACATTGCCCGCCGATTGGCTGGCCACGTTCTCGCTTCAAATCGTATATCCCGGGTCGGTAGGCAGCTTCCTGCTGAACAAAGATCCCGAGTACATGCGGGAAGCGTTTCCCGACGCGACTGTTACCGGTACGCCGACTCACTACGGTCAGTTCGATCAAAATACGCTGTCTCTTGGCCCTACACCGGACCAGAGCTACCCCGTGCAGCTGTCGTACTACTACTCCCCTGCGTCTATTGTCACAGCAGGTACGTCGTGGCTGGGCTCTAACATGCAGAATGTTCTGCTGTATGGCACGTTGCGTGAAGCCTATCTGTATCTGAAAGGCGAAGAAGACCTGATCAACTACTGTGAGCAGAAGTATCAGGAAGGGCTCGCCATGCTCAAAGTACTGGGCGAAGGCAAGAATCGCCGTGACGTTTACCGTAGTGGCCAGAACAGAGGGCCTGTCACGTGACTGGTATCGTTCAGTCCATGACCAACTCGTTCAAGTCAGAGATCTTGAGCGCGCAGCACAACTTCAGTACGTCATCTAGAACTATCACTGGTCAGGACGTATTCAAGATCGCCCTCTATCGAATAGCCAACGGGGCAAATATTAGCGCCACTACCACGGCGTACACTGTGACAGGCGAAGTAACCGGGACTGGCTACACCGCTGGCGGCAAGACTCTTACTGTCACACAGGTACCGACGACTAGCGGCGTGCCCTCCACTACGGCGTACATCAACTTCGCCAATATCTCGTGGCCCGGGGCTACTTTTAGCGCTGACGGCGCGTTGATCTACAACAGTACTAACGGTAACAAGTCCGTGGCTGTACTAAGTTTTGGCTCTACTAAAACGGTTACTTCTGGAACATTTACTGTCCAGTTCCCCGCCGCCGGTACCGGCAGTGCGATTGTGCAGGTGGAATAAGTAGCTCTAGCTCCTACAGGATAAAAACATGCCGAGTACATTCTCAACTAATTTGGGTATTGAGCTGATCACTACCGGTGAGCAAGCGGGTACTTGGGGGGCTACGACTAACACAAACCTCGGCACCCTGATTGAACAAGCGATTAGCGGCTATGTTGCTCAGGTAATTACTGACGGCGCAGACACGGTTATCACCATCCCCAGCGGTTCTACCGGCGTCGCTAGGAACATGACGCTTGAGCTTACCGGCGCACTATCTGCGGCTCGAAATTTGATCGTGCCGTCCAACAGAAAGCTGTATTTCATCTATAACAACACTACGGGTGGCTACGCCGTAACGGTAAAAGTCTCGGGTCAGACGGGTGTTTCTGTTCCTAATGGGGCGAAAGTTCTTCTCGTCAGCAACGGCACCGACATCGTTAACGCAGTTAATTATATTTCGGACCTTTATTTCTCCGCAGGTACGGCTGCTGCGCCCTCTATATCTACTATTGGCGACACCAACACAGGTGTTTACTTCCCCGCAGCGGACAAAGTAGCTATTGCTACTGGGGGAACCCAAAGGGTTATTGTTGATGATTCTGGTAATGTGGGGGTTGGTACTGGTTCTCCTTCTGGTAAGTTGCATGTAGCAGGGGCCCTCTACACTAATGACGCAACAAGCACCAGTGCGTTTCTTAACAGTGCGGGCTATGGCGTTATCGGCACCACTTCAAACCACCCATTTTCGCTTTGGACGAATGGAACTCGCCAAGTAACTGTCGATACCAGCGGCAACCTTGGTATTGGAACTACTTCTCCTACTACAAAACTACATGTTCAAGGCATCGGTACTTTTTATAGTAACTCCACAGGCACATTCAATTTTATTAATGTTGGAAGAACCTCCTCAGAAGCACGGATTGGAGTTGCTGCGGCAACAAATGATTTTTTAACAGGAACAGCCGCAGGGGATACCACATTTTACTCAGTCGGTACAGGCAATGCTTGGTACGGAGTAGCAGGAGGAAGTGGAAATATAATCTTTACCACTAATAATACCGCGCGTGCTAGGATAGACTCCTCAGGCAACCTTGGTATTGGCACTACAAATACTACTGGCGGGGGAAAAGTACGGATTGTTGGGGGCACTCAGCCACTGGTTTTTGACTCTACTGGTACTACCAGTCAACTTGTCGGTC